CGGCTGTCTCGCCCAGAGCGATCACTACCTCTGCGGTCGCGGGCTGCACGGCGGCGCCGTAGCGCGAAAGACAGCGGTAGGAAAGCGCCTGCTGAATGGCGTCCTGGTAGCCCGGGGGAAGCGCGACGTTCGTCCCGAGCGCGAAAGCGGCGATCGCATTCCAGGTTTCGAGTTCGAGCTTCGTTACGGTCGGACACGTCGGAACCGGATGCAGGTAAAGATTGAGGGCGCCGGCAACGTCGGCATAGTCGACGTAAAGCTCGTCGGCCGTCGTCGCCGCGGCGGCGAGGTCGCCGTGCCCGAAATACACAGTCGAGCCGACGATGTTCAGCTTTCTGCGCGTGGTTCCCGATCCCACGGTCATCACCAGCACGGCCTGGTCGATGCGAACCGGGCGCGCGACATTGAACGGCGACGCCGCGGCGGGTCCCATCGGGTAGGGGTTCTGATTCGCGGTCAGCGCGAACTGCGCCGTCGCGATCGACGGGATGAGGGTTTCATCCGTCGACCAGCCTTCGACCATGACGTTCAACTCCTGCAGCAGGTCCGTGGACTCGGAAGCGCTGGGCGCGCCTCCGGGATCCAGGATGTTGAGGGAGGTCAGCGAATTGTTGATGATCGTCTGACCGGTCGGCACTTTACTGCTTGCCTTTCGGCTTCTCGGCGGGAGGAGGTTCGGCGGCTGCTTTTTCGGCTTCGAGAGCTTCGAGGCGCGCGCTTAACTTCAAGAGCAGCTCGTTCTGCATCGCGAGTTTGCCGTCGCCTTCGCGGAGCTTCGCTTCGAGAATTGCCTTCTCTTCGGCTGGATCCTTCGGCGCCACGCGCACGACGGCATACTGTTCCGCGCGGAATCCGTCGAGGCGCGCGAGCTTCAGCTCATCGGCTGAATTGACCTCGCGAACCCTGCCGTCCGCGTGGTAAGTGTGCATCGGGAAGGCCCGGTGCTGGTATGCGGGCCGCGCATCGGACTTCCGCGGACCTTGCCGGCCTTCCTTGCGCGCCCCCGCGGCGTCGCGGAGATTGAGAATCATGTCCCCGTTGTCGCGGTGCGATTTGCGATGGAGATCGAGCGAGGCGGCGAGGCCGTCCACGTTTTCGTAATCGACTCCGATAACTGATACGCCCATGTGTGGTTGTGTCCTTTGTGTTTTCTGGCGGCGGGCTCTACTGCGAGATGTCCAGCCAGGTCAGGGTGCCGGAGATGCTGGCGAGGGTGAGGTTCACCACTGCGCCGGACACATAGGCGGTCCCGATGTTGTTCGCGGGGTTGCGCGAGCTTTTGATGTTGAGCGCGGTCCCGCCGTTGTAGGCGAAGGTGTCCGCGCCTGCCTGCAGCGCATGCGCCAGCGTCACTGAAACGAGCATGCCGGTGTATGCCGGCGCGCTCCCGACGGGAGACGTGATCGCGTTCGCCGCGCCTGCGTCGGTGACGTAGACAACGGGGCCGCGGCCGAGATACGGCCGCCAGACATTGGTGCTCGCATCGCAGTCGAACAGCTGGCCGAGGTTCGGATAGATCTTCGGCAGATAGGCCTGGGACGCGCGGGTGCAGGCGCTGCCGGTGGGCGGCGCAAGATTCGCGCCCATGGCGAAGCCGTTCTGCCCGGGCACAACGGTGTAACCTGGAGTCAGAGCGAGCCATACCTGGGAGCCGTTCGCATGCAGCTGCGGGCCCGATCCGGAGCTGGTCGAGCGCGCGACGCGCACGGAAGCAGCAATCGTCGGGGTTCCGACAACCTGCAGGAATTCGCCGTCGATGAACAGGCTGGTCTGTCCGACGACGCTCGTGATCGAAGACAGGCAGATGACGTTCTGAGTGATCGAAGTGATCGCGGCGCACAGAGTCGCGCTCGGCGTGGTGGTCTGCGCGGCGGCGATTCCACACGCAAGGACGGCGAGGAAAGAAAGTTTGAGGGTCTTCATTGAAATTGTTCCTTTGGAGCGGGAAAGGCGCCGCGAGTCTGTAAGCGTCGCGCCGCCGTTCTCTGAAATCAGCCGAGAATCGCGCAGGAGAAGTACTCGGAATAGCGCGAGGCGATTCCGAAAATCAGCTCCATGCGAACCGTGGTGTTGCCGGCATAGGGGCCCGAGCTGTTCCACTGCCAGATGCAGCGGATCGAGATCTTCGTCTCCGGGTCGGTCATGACGGTGCATTTCGCGCCCAGCTTGCTGACGTCCTCAAGCTCGATGAAGGCCGCGGTATAAGCGCCCTTCTGCATCGCGATCGCGCTGGTGAAGCCCGCGCCGCTCGCGTTCGCCATGTTGATCGCCGCGCCGTTGGCCGGCGAGTTCGAGCAGTTCTGGTACGGGCCCGACGTCACCATCGGCGGGAAGATCTGCAGATCCACGGCGCCGGCGTTGTCCACCGCGGGCGCGGTGAGCTGCCATTGCCGCAGAACGTTCCCGGTCTGCTGCCGCGAGTCCGGGTTAACGTCGTAGCAGGCGGCGAAGGTGAGCCGCTCGTTACCGGCAAGGCTGGTGGTGCCCGATCCCCATCCGCTCGTGTGGATGACGGAACCTTCCTGGCCCGCGCCGTTCACGGTGCCGACAGATACCCAGGTTCCCGGGGTCACATACGGGACCTGTTCGTCGGCCATGAAATCCATGCCGAACTGGCGGCCGACCTTACCGGTCAGAAACTCTTTGCCGATGATCTGCTGGGGGTTGAACAGCGTCGAGTTCGTCTTGACGATCTGCTGGTTCATCGTCGAGTTGAAGATCACCACGCGGTCGTCGAACGGGGCGAGCAGCTGGTTCAGCTTGGTCTGCGCGCTCGCATAGGTGTCGGTGCTCGTCGGCGTCGTGCCGGGAGTTCCGACCCAGTTGGGAGAGGTTGCCGCAATGTACTGCAACATCAGCAGGTCGACCGTGTTCGCCATGTGAACCGCGCCGGGCTTCACATAGTTCGCGATCTTGTCGCGGTCGAGGAACATCGCTTCCTCGCGCGAGTTGTACATAAAGTCGTACTTGACCCAGAAAGCGATCGACAGCGGAACGCTGGTTCGAACGAGGCCTTCGGGCTCGAACGAGTTGCCGGTGCCGCCCATCGTCTTGATGGGGCGCAGCATGTCGAGCGTGTCGCCGATCTTGGTCGCCTTCTCGAAGTACTCTTCGTTTTCGCGCCCGACGAAAGCGGGCACGACGCAGTTGTTGGAGAGGATCTCCATTGCGTTGGCGGTGTGGTCCCGCCGTACGATTTCAAAGTTGTCAGCCACGTGAGTGGGCTCCTTTTGGGTGAATGGGGAGTCCCCGACTGGGTGCGATTTTCAGCGGCCGGCTTATCGGGAGATAAGCTGACCGGCCAGGCTGCGCACTACGTCCGCGCGGCGTCATCCGCCAATGGGTGTGTGGGGGGTGTTACAGGTGCTTGTTACTGCTACGGGTACGGGTACGAACTAAGCCGCGCGGCGCTGCCGCATCCAGGCCTTGTACTCCGGATTCAGCATGTTCGTGCCCTTGATGAACACGTCCGGCTTGCCGCTTTTCGCGGTCTCGCCGCCGCGTACTGTCGCCTCCGCGCTCGGCTTGGGCTTCGGAGCTGACCCGGTGCGATTTCCAGCGGTCGACTTATCGGGGATAAGTTGACCGGCCCGGCTGCGAACATCGTCAACGGCGTCATCCGCCTTTTTGTCGGGTTGCTTCTCCTTTGCCGGCGCGTCTTTTGCGACCCGTCCCTCGAAGCGATAGAAGGCCGTCAGAGCCTTCTGCTCGCCTTCGGGGCCGGATTTATACAGATCGATGAGCTTCTGCAGGTCGCTCGAATCCTTCAGCCAGTGGTAAAAGCAGTCGTCGTTATTCGGCGACGATGCGATGGCCCAGAACAGACTCGGACACTCTTTGTTGAGGTCGACGTTGAGCGCCGCGCCCTTGCCGGCGGCGAGCGTCTCCGCCCAGTCCGGATACTTCTCCTGAGCTTTCGCCATGCGCTCGTTATAGCCGGTGATGGTCTCTTTGATAAGCTTCGCCTGGCTCTCTTCCGCCTTCTCTTTGTCGAGCGCCTTTTTAACTTCGTGCGCCGTGACGGCCGTCTGATACTCTTCGGGCGTCTTGAAGTCCTCGCGCTTCGGAGCCCCGCCAGCCGCGGCCGCGGCGGCCTTCTGTTCGGTCTTCGGCGCCAGCGCATCCAGCCGCGCGCGCAGCTCGCCGATCTCCTGATCGCGTTTCGAGATCATGCGACGGAATTTGCGCTCGTCTCCGGAGGCGCGTTTCTCCGCGGGCTTCTCACCATCGGCCGGCTTCTCGCCGTCTTTGTTTTCGGCTTGCGCGGACTTCGCTTCCGCGCCGGTCTTCGCCGCCGCCGCTTTTTCTTCGCGGTACTTCGTGAACTGCTCGGCGGGGGTGAGCTGCTTCTCTTCCTGCTGCTGTTCTTCTACTTCAGGCATCTATGCTGCTTGCTCCTGGTCTGACGATTGAGCTTGGTCCTGCTGCTGATCGAATTGCTGCTGCTGGCTGGTCTGCTGCTGCGTGTGCGCGATGTCCACGGCTTGCGATGCCGCATCGTGCGCGAGGCCGGTCAGATGCTCCAGCCGGTCCGCCTCGATCTGCGCCGTGTCCACCTTCGCGCCGATCCGCGCCACTTCGATCTGCGTAAAGCTGGTCAACAGCGCCTTGAATTTATCCGCCTCGATCTTCGGCAATTGCGCCTCGATCGCCTGGTGCATCTGCTGCACGGCCTGGACAAGCTTCTGGTTCTGCTCTTTGAGCTGCGCGTTCTGCTGCATCGTCTGCGCCGGCGTTTGCTCCGACTGATCGCCGCCTGGCAGCATTTCGGCGATCTGGTCGACGACAGGGTTGCCGTCGCCGAGCAGACGCGTGTAAGCGGCCGCGACGCCGGGGATCTGCAGAATCTCGGGAGCCGCCTTGAACAGATTCCCCAGATTCTCGAGCGCCGTCTGATTTCGGACTTCCGGAGACGGGCCGGCGTCGACGCGCACCGAATAGCGGCCGAGCGTAATGTCGTGTTTCTGAGTCTGCCCGGGTTTCGACGGATGCGGAAATTCGGCGTTAATAATCTTCTGTTCGTCGGAACCGTCCGCGGCGATGATCGTCGTCACGCGGGCCTCGTCCATGATCTTCGGGATGATCTTCAGCCATTGCCGGAACATCGTCGCGTGCGCCGCGTTGACGCCATCCGGATATGAGAACGTGCCCTTGTTCGATTCGGCCTGCAGGGCGCGGATCGCCTCGCCCGACTGGTCCGCGACCTTCTTGCCCAGCGCGGACGCCGTGTAACTGCTGACGGCCTGAATCGCGTTCTGGAAGAACTGCGCGAGGCCGAGCAGCCACTGGATCGGCGCCTCCATCATGTTGCGCTGCGGCAGCGGAGCCCAGGTCACCCGCCCGTCCACCTCGCTCGCCAGTTCGATCGGATTGACGGCGAGCCAGGCGTGATCCTCGACAGCCGCGGTTTCCCACTTATTCACGCCGTCGTCGCCGACGTCGTCGAACTGGCCTTTCACGCCGATGAACGGCGCGCGCGGGACCTTGCCCGCGATCTCCATCATGGCCGTCGCGGTATAGTTCAGGGCGCGCTGCGGGCCGACGATCGGCGCGATGACCGATCCGCGGTGCAACTTGCCCTCGATCCACGTCTCCGGACCGGTGACGGTGAGCGCCGGGATGTGGTCGCCGACAAATTCCGTCGTTTTGAGCGTTTCGCACGCGTCGACGACGTACTTCGTCACCGTGCGCCGCGGAACTTCGCGCACATACTCGGAGTCGTCGCCGTCCGCGTCCGTCTTCGGTTTCACGCTCTCCGGCAGGTTCTTCGCTTCGCTGTCGTACCGGGCGACGTTGTCGCTGTACATGCGGAGCTTTTCCGGTTTGATCGTGACGCGCCAGAACTCCGCGACCCAGTAGGGACCCTTGCCGCCGGACGTCCACATGTTCATCGACGCGTGATCGCCGCGCCATCCGAACATCGATTGCACGTTGCCCGCGAACGTCGAAAGGTAGCTCCGGTCGAGCACCTTGCGCTGCGATCCGAACTCCAGCTCGTAAGCCTCGCGCGAAAGTATCCGCGGGCCTTTGAGGGCCATCATGGAGTCCTCGCGATTGGGCAGTTTCGCGAGCGGGTCGAAGTACCACATCGACGGATCTTCGACGTCGATCATGTGGAGTTCCTGGTCGAATGACCGGTCGTCTACATACCGGGTGCCGTATTCGATCACGCCATAACCAGAGATCGCCGCATGGCGTCCCGCCGTCACAGCGCAGCGCGGCCCGTCCGACGCGTAGAGGATCTGCCGGATAATGCCCGCGATTACGTCCGCGGTTTCCGCCGTCGCGCCGTTGCCGACCGGGTGGCAGATCGGGCCGGGCGGGTTCAGCCGGATATCGGTTTCGACCTGGTCGACGGGCGGCTTGCACTCGTTGACCTCGATCATGGGCCGCTTCTGCGCCTCGCGACGTCCGATTTCGCGCTCGTCCCACTGCAGGCCCTCGCCGACGTACATCTGCAGGCGCAGTTTGATCTGCTCCCGCAAATCGCGCTCGTGGTCGAGCACGTTATCGAGGAACCGCCGCGCCATGCGCGGGATATCGAGTTCGTCGTCGTCGGTGAAGTCGGTCGGCATTGACTAGGGGTTTGCTCTACCGGTCGACTTATCCGGAGATAAGTTCACCTGTGCGGCTGCGGTCATGGTCAGTGGCGCGCGGTGGCGAGGGTCGGGTTCGGCTGCACGATGCGGCTCTCGCCCTCGCGCTCCTCGATCGAGGCGCTATGGGTAAGCGTGGCGACGATGCCCGGGTGGTAATCGTCTGCCGTCAGGTGATTCTGGTCGAGGTCAGCCAGGTCGCGCAGATGACCGACCGCGAAGTCCTCGGTCAGAAAATTGCGATGGCTCATCTTCTGCGGATTCGGGTCGACGCCCGCCATTACGGTGAGCTGATTACGCGCCGCGATCGCCATGCCGTCGCAGGCGCGGTGCAGAACATCCATTCCCCGCGCGGGGAATCTCACAAGAACGTGCGTATAAGGTTTCGCCATTGAAAATTAGTAGGAGTAAGCCGGGCGCACGGGCTGCCCGGGCTTCGGCCTGCGCCGCTTCGCAGAGTCGGGCGCGGCTTTGCCGAGCGCCATGTTCCGCACGCTGGCTTTCTTGCCGGGCGGGATGCCGATCTGTTTTCCGATTTCCGCCATGTTGGGCGGGAGTTTCACTGTTAAGGCCATGTTTAGCTCCAGGCGGTCGCCGGCGGAGCCGAGCGCCGCGGCGTCGTGGGGGTCTTCGGCGGCTCGATTGCGCGCTTCGGCAACTGGATGCCGTTCGCCGCGCTTCTGAAGCCATCCGCGGGATGCGATGCCCAGTTATGCAGAGGCCTGCGCGTCTGCGTCCCCATGTCCTTTACTGGGCCGTACTGGTAATAGCGGAGGCCGTTCAGACCGTCCGCGCATTTCTCCGCATCGAACCAGCACAACGGAAAAATCGTTCGCGCCTGGTCGATGCCGATCTCGACCGAAAGGTGCTTCGGCAGAATCCGGATCTGCCGCCCGGCCGCGCGCATCGCGCTTTCGAGCGTTCCCGACAGCATGCCGCTGCAGGCGTCCCACGGCAGGTAATCGATGCCATACACGTAGCCCTTGCCCTGCATCACGCCGAGGTAATGCGCCATCTTCTGGCCGGTGTTCGAATAGAAATCGATGAACCGGTATTCGGCCATGAAGACCTGGAAAAACCAGATCACCGTGGCGTCGCCCTCGCCCAGATCCCACGCCGTATGAACGGGCCGGGAGGGATCGTACGGGACCTTGCGAATACGGTCTTCGTCTTCCGCGGCGCGTAGCTCTTTCGCGTAGATCGCGCCTTCGAGTTCGCGCTTCGGCTTGCCGTTCCAGATGTGCTCCCACGCATCGCGATCCGTGATATAGAGCGCGTCGCGCTCCGCTTCGAGAACCTTGCTGGGCCAGGGATTATCCCGATACGTGATCTCGACGACGACGGCGTCGGGCGGCGGCTTCACCACAAAACGCTGGTAGGTGTCGTCCTGTTCCAGCTCCGGGTTGAAGCTTACCCAGATCTCTGAGTCGTCTTTCCGGATGGTCGGGATCAGCTTTGACCATGAGTCTTTCGAGATGTTCGCCGCTTCTTCCGCCCAGACGATGTCGCATGCTTCGAGCGATTTGATGTTGTCTATGTTGTGGCGAAGGCCAGCGAAAACAAACTCGGTTCCGTTGCGGCCGATGATCCGCGCGCGCTCGACGGTGTAGTGCTCCTGGAGACCCAGCGCGATGATCTGATTCGAGAGAACGCGGTGGACTGAGTCCGCGATACTCTTCATCGTTTCGCGGCAGCACAGAACGAGGATCTTCCGCTGTGCGCCGAAGAGCAGCAGGGCCCTGGCAAAGCTCCAGCTCTTTGCGCCGTCGCGGCCGCCGTACGCGACCTTGAACCGCGCCGGCGTGAAGAGAAATTGCACGATCTCCGGAAATTCCGCGATCCGCTCAGGACTCATTTTTTGGTTTCGGCCGAACGAATACGATTTGCAACGTTGACTCAACCGGTCCGCCATCTTTGCCGGTCACTTCCACGGCGCCGCGGTCCGCGTAACGCGCCGGCATGAACGCTTTGAGCAATCGGCCCATAAGGCCTTCGGAGCGCCGCCAGATACCCAGGGGAGGCCCAAAGGGTTCAGTCACGGTTCGCCGGCTCTGAATTTCAAACCCCGAGAGGTCCGCCTGGGGATTCCCGCCGGTCAGATCGTCTTCGTAGACTTCACGCCCGTCAGGCAGCAGACACAACACGCGATTGCGCATCGCATAGCAGAACTGGCCCTGATAGACGAGCGGCTCAAAAATACCTCTGGTGGCCCATTCGACTGCGATGTCCTCAAGCGTCTGGCCCGCTTCGGTGCAGGCCTGCGAGAACGCGGCCGCATATTCGGGATCGCTCTTCAGCCAGTCGTAATGCGCGCTGCGGTCGATCTTCACGGCCTTCGCCGCCTCGGTCAAAGACCCGCACGCGATGAACGCCTTCAGAAATGCCGGTTTCTTATTGATCAGTCTCCGCTGTTTACGCGGCTCGGGCGGATTCTGTTCTTTCATCGGTTCGCGCAAGCAGTTCGCGCAAGGCTGCGGAATGCGTATGCCGCCACGAGCGGTACGACTCCGTTGCCAAGGGTTCGGAGGCGGTCCACGCGGGAGGCAGTCCCATCAGGTGTTCCACAAAGCGCGGGTTCAAGCGTCGGATCCCGGTCGAGGAGGTCGAGCCATCCGGGGATATCGTCTGGACCAGGCGGAAAGAGAGTGCATCGGTGGGCCAGTTCCGGACTACATCCACCAGGCTTGCGCCGCCCGTGATTCCGCTTTTCGCTCCCGCGATCTGATACTTGCCCGATGGCTTCAGAATCACCGGGCGCGCAATACCGTCGAAGCTCGCGTTCGATGCCGCCGCGGTAGGCCAGGACGAAAAGCCGTTTGCGAAGGTGAGTCGCGCCGACTTCCTGCGCGCTAAAGATTCCTTCCGTAATCGCGTAACCAGCTCCTCGAAGCTCTCCGCGTACCTGCTCGTAGCCAATGCGGAGGTGGTTCTCGACGTTTTCGAGGAAGACGATTTCCGGCTCGACCTCGCGGATGACGCGGAGGACGTGCGGCCAGAGGTGCCGCGGATCTTTCGCGCCGCGCCGCTTTCCGGCGATGCTGAAAGGCTGGCAGGGATAGCCGGCAGTGACGATATGAACGCGGCCGCGCCACGGCCTGCCGTCAAAGGTCTTGAGATTCGTCCAAACAGGGGCCGGATCGAGCGTGCCATCTTCCATGCGCGCAACCAGTTTTTCGGCGGCAGTGACTTCGTTTTCCACGAAGCAGACCGAGCGAGCGCCTTCCAGAGCCAGTCCGAGGCCGAGATCGATTCCCGCGATGCCTGCGCAGAGGCTGATGATGTTGATGGCAGGTAAATCCACATTCAAAGCGTTCAGGTTCGTTCGGGCGCTGCGCTGGGATCCTGCAGGAGAATCGGCTCCGAAAGCTGCTCCAGAAACTCCCAGAACAGGCGCGTCCGCAGTGCCGGCGGCGCGGCCGCGAAAGCCTCGCGGCGCGTCACAGGCCGCAAAATGCGCCGATAATGATGATCGGGTCGCCGCCCATTTCAGAGTTCGAGGCGTGTCTGCAAATCGAGCATGCAGTGAGTCATAAGCTCCAGGCGCGCCGATAACTCGGAGAGCTGTTGCCCCAATACCGTGGCGGCAGATGCATGGGCGCAATCGGTCTCGCCGGTTTGCGGGGGCCGAGATACGAGGACAGGCGCGAGCCTCTGCTCCAGGACCGCCAGCACTTCGGAAAGGATATCTGTCTTTCGATAAAGACGCCCGATTCCCTCCGGTACCTCGCGACCGACTTCCTTGCACAGATTCGCGGCGTCTTTCTTCGCGCGCTCGTTCTCGACGTAAGCCTGTTGCTGTGCCTGCGCGTTCTCGATGTAAGCCCGTTCCTGCGCCGGACGTGCTGCGCCGGCCAGTCCGGCCGTTTGCGTGAAATTCATGGGTCTCCTGTCGTTCGGTTTAAGCGGCCTTCGCCGCGGCTTTCAGTTCGGCCGCATCGATCTCAACTGAGACCGCGCGCCGTAAGATCTCGATCCCGATCACAATCCGCGTAGCGCCTGCCTTGCCAGGAGAGATGCTGCGCGAAACAATGCCGGCGATTCCCGCCAGCGGGCCCCGTTCCACGATCACGGCATCGCCGGCCACATATGGGCACGGCAACGCCGCGAATCGCGATTCGGTCACGCGCCGCACAATGGCGATCTCACCGTCACCGATGCGCTCAGGACGCATCCGCGACGGCAAGACATCGAGCACGCCCGAGGTAGCGAGGAGGAGTTCGCGGATCCGGCCGGGCTCGACGCGCGCAAAGATGTAGCCCGGGAAGAGAGGCCGCTCGATTTTCATCAGGCGGTCGCTCCACCGGGACTCTTCGGTGTATGTCGGGAGGAAAGTTTCGACGCCGCTCTCTTCGAGCCGCGCTTTCACGCGGAAATGCGCGTTCGAATGGAGCTGCAACGCATACCAGCCGGCCGCTGCGCCGGAGGCGTGCGCGCCGCTGAGGAGGCGGGCGGCGGACGCGCTTCCGCCATCGTCGGTCACAGGACCGGCCTGGTATTGCGTTGCCAATCTGTTAGTCGGCACGAGGCGCGATTTTTTGAAAAATCGCCTTACTTGCGGGCCGCCGCGAGCTTCGCCTGAAGCGCGGCGACGTGCGCTCTCGCTGAAGCGATCAGCGCCTTGTCCTTGCGGTTCAGTTTTTTGACCCTCGCAGCTTTCGCACTCGGTGAGTCCAGGAAACCCAGCGCGTAGCCTCGCAGCGCGAGCGAACCGGTAACCGAAGGCGTGCCGTATTGCCGCTGGAACAGGGCCAGACCGCTTCCCAGCGCGTTGAGGATGCCGGATATCAGCGTCTTGTTACTGCCGCTCAGGCCGGGAAGAATAGCGCTTCCCTCGGTCCAGACGTTCTGCAATTGGGAAATCGCCGAAGTGGCGCTCGCCAGAGGCGTCTGCCCATCAGCGGCATCGAGAGCGGCGGTCACGGCGCCGGGAATGAGGTTGACCCAAAGGGCCGCCTGCGGGTCCAACTGCGCGACGACCGAAGCGCCGACGTCGGCCGCGACAGAGATCGCCTCAAGAGCTACGATCAGGGGCGATGGAGCGGGGGAGCAGGCGGTAAACAGGATCGCCGCGGCGGCGACAAGCGCGATGCCGGGGCGGAATAAGCTTCTGGAAAGTGTGCGCACGCCTGAAGAGTCGGCATGAGGCCGCGGTTTTTTGAAAAAGGGCTCTCCGCGCGGCGCTCGCGAAGGCTGCGGAGTGGATTGCGCTTTCTGCGCTATGCCGCCCGGCCGTTCCGCTGTTCGAGTCTCGAAACCCGCTCGCTGAGGTTGGCGTGGCGTTCCTCGGCCAGGCGCGAGTAGGTGGTCAGCTCGGCGATGGCATCGCGCAGCCGCTCGATCCTGGCTCCGAGATCCGCGCCGATCTTCGCGACCTCTTCACGCGCGGTGATGACGACCTGGGTGCGGACATACCAGACGATCAGGCCGACGATCATGCTGAGCGCGGGCAGGATCAGGTAAAACGGCTGCATCAACTGGTCCGCGCGAACAGCTTGAGGGATCTCGTTCCAGTCCGCCCCGCCGTTACCGCCGCCGTCAAAACGCCCGCGTCGACCTCTTTCGCCGCGATTGCCCCTTCGAGGGCCTTCAGGCTCACATGGGCAATGCGCGCGAAGATCTTGACGCCGATCAGCTTGAGGAGTTTGCCGGGGTCGACCTTACGTTCCGGCGCCTTGTGCCCCACGAGCACCACAAAGCGCTCGCCCCGGGCTTCGTATGGGATCTCGGCCGGCAGGCCGTCGTAATACCCTCGGATCGCTTTGCGGATCGCGTCTTCGCGGGCGATGGTGGCGCGATGGGGCGCGAGGCTTGCCTCGACGCCGCCCAGCTCGTCTATCAGGCGGGCGAGGGCCTCATCGCGCAGCTTGTTTTCGATCTTCGTCGCGATTTGCTCGCAGGTTTTTGCGCTCGCGCGCCGGGGCTGACCCATGTCCTACAGTCGGCACGGGCGGCCGGAATTTGAATTTTTATATGGATCGCTTTAAACGGCTTCGGCCGAGAGCGCCGACCGAATGCCGTCGATAGCCTGGCTGTGGATGTAATAGGCCTGCATGAGGTCGATGCCCATCCGCCTGCTCACCTGCGCCATTGTGGGACTGTCGGCGCCGTAATAACCGGTGAGGACCTTGCGCTGCCGGGGCGGCAGAGCGGCAACCGCCGCATTGATCTGGTCCCAGAGGCGTCCGCGATCGATACATGTCTCAATCGATTCGCACGGAGCGGCCGCGGCGCACGCTTCGTCGATTCCCGGCCGGGCCTGCTCCCGGTATTGCTTGCGCCGGATGCACTCGATCATGG